CCCTAATGGGGCAAATCGGACATCTACTACGCCAATAGGACATAGAGAACATAGTATGACAAAACGGACATCATAGGACATTTGACCCATAGTAGTATAAATCGCCTCATGCATATATATTATGTCTCCCGTAAAAACTTTTTGTTACGCCGTCAGGTCTCTGACCTGCGGCTATATATAATAGGGGGGCGTATATAATAATATATTTAAAGATAGTGTTCGGTTTTGCGTAAACTACAGGTTATCTTATATGTATATATAATTAATATAATATAAGGAGTTCCTCCTTTAACCCGGAACTCCATAATAATAGATATAATATATTATATATCTCTATATGGCCACATTTGTGCCTACTACGAAGAACCGTTAGATTGACGTTATTAGGGGACAAATTGGCTACAAAGAATCTATCCAAAGAAGACTCCCAAAAGATGGTCATAGCCCTCCTATCGCAGGGCCAGAACATCAAGATGGCTATGGATGCAGTAGGTAGAACAGAATCAGCCTACCGGCAGTGGACCTTCCAAGACCCAGAGTTCAAGACCCTAGCCGAAAAAGCCCGCCTTGAAGGCAAGGGCGTCAAATCAGATCTATCAGAATTAAAGAATATCTCCTTTGAGGACTTCTGCGAGCAATTCCTAGATACTAAGTTATTTGAACATCACCTGGACTGGATCGACCTAATTGAAGGTCGCCCACCCCGCTGGGTGCATCCGGCTATGACCTTTGAGCAGAATGCCGATAACCGGGTACTTATTAACGTACCCCCAGAGCACGCCAAGTCTACGGTCATTACTATTAACTATGTGACTTACCGGGTGGCAACAGACCCTAACGTCCGTATCATTGTCGTCTCTAAGACTCAAGGTATGGCTAGAAAATTTCTTTCGGCTATCAAGGCTAGACTATCACATCCTAACTGGACTAAGATGCAGGTGGCCTTCGGCCCCTCTGGTGGATACAAATCAGACTCTACTTCATGGAGTGCTGATATGATCTACCTAGGTGCAGGAAGAGATTCAGGTGAGAAGGACCCTACGGTTCAAGCACTTGGATTTGGATCTCAGATCTACGGCGCACGTGCCGACCTGATTATCCTAGATGATGTGGTGATGAACGGCAATGCCCATGAATGGGAAAAGCAAATTGAATGGCTTCAGAAAGACGTTATCACCCGTTTGGGACGGCACGGAAAACTGCTAGTAGTAGGAACCCGTGTCGCTCCCGTCGATCTTTATCGACAGATTAGGGACCCTGGTCAATGGAGCGGGGGCAAAAGCCCCTTTACTTATTTTGCCATGCCGGCAGTTCTCGAATTTGATGAGAAACCTGCCAACTGGAAAACTCTCTGGCCTAGGACCGATCGCCCAGAAACTGACCGCGATGAGCCAGACGAGACAGGTCTTTATCAAAAATGGGATGGACCAGCACTATTTACCCGACGTAGCGAAGTTGCTCCTTCGGTTTGGGCTATGGTCTATCAACAAGAAGACATACAAGAAGATTCAATCTTTGCCCCTGTATGTCTTACTGGTTCTACAAATGGTATGAGAAAGCGCGGCCCATTAAAGCCTGGCGCTGCGGGACATCCTAAACATATTGACGGTGCTTACACTGTAATGGGACTTGATCCTGCTATGACTGGCAATACAGCAGCAGTGATTGTAACCTATAACCGCTCTGATGGTAAGATATATGTATTAGATTGTGTCAATATGACAGAACCTAATCCTATGAAGATCCGTGCTTTAATAGAAGAGTGGGTCGAGAAGTACCGACCACAAGAACTTAGAATTGAAATCAACGCACATCAGAAGGCTTACGCCTTAGATGATGATTTACGGAATTGGTTAGCACAATATGGGACGCAACTCAACTCGCACTTCACCGGCAAGAATAAGTGGGATGTCGGTTTCGGCGTTGCTTCTATGGCTGGTCTTTTTGGAACTGCCCGTGATGGTCGCTTCCAAGATAACAATATTATTGAACTACCTTCGAATGAAAGTTCGGAAGGATTAAAGGCTTTAACACAACAGATGCTTACATGGAGACCTGAAACTAGGAACCCTACTGACTGTGTGATGGCTCTATGGTTTGCTATCATTCGCGTTCGTGAATTAATGCAGCAATCTACTAGAGTAGGTCAGTATCAAAGTAATCGTTGGGCAACACGCTCACAGATGGCAAATCGTATGACAATAAATGTAGATGACATGATCGCAGAACAATGGCAAGATCACTATGGTTAGGAATTAAATGGCATTATCAATTGAACAGATTGCAGCGCGTGTAGATTCTCTACGCTATCGTGCTCGCCAACGGGATTCCCGGGCCCAAGATGTTTTGTCTGTACGTCAAGGTAATATTGCTGAAGTCTATCCTGACTTCTTTCCAGATGGCGTAAATCAAAACGTTGTTGCTAACTTTATTGATATCGTAGCACGCGATCTATCTGAAGTAATGGCCCCTCTTCCTGCTGTCAATTGCTCTACCTCTAATCAAGTTTCAGACAAAGCACGTCAGTTTGCAGATCGTCGCACACGTATTGCATCGAACTACTTCCGTCATTCAGACCTACAAGTACAGATGTACAGTGGTGCAGATCAATATATTACCTACGGTTTCATTCCTTTCATCATTGAATTAGATCAAGAAGCAGGATTGCCTAGCGTTCGTGTAGAAAATCCTATTGGATCTTATCCTGAGTTTGATCGCTTTGGTCGTTGTATTGCTTTTGCTAAACGCTACACACTTACACTAGGTGAACTTGCTACACAGTTCCCAGAGTATGATCGTGAAATTCTTGGTAGCATGGGCTACAAGCAAGATCTTAATTCTACAGTAGATATGATCCGCTACTATGACCAAGATCAATCAGTAATCTTTTTACCTAATAGAAATAACTTAGTACTATCACAGGCCGCAAATCCTATTGGTCGTATGATGGTAGTTGTTGCACGCCGCCCATCCGTTGATGGTGAGATGCGTGGACAGTTTGATGATGTTCTAGGTATTCAATTACTTCGTAATCGTTTTGCAATGCTTGCAATGGAAGCAGCAGAAAAATCTGTGCAGGCTCCTATTGTTCTACCACAAGATGTACAAGAGTTACAACTTGGTGGAGACGCAGTTATTCGTACATCAAATCCTGCAGGCGTACGTCGTGTAGAGTTAACTCTCCCACAAGGTGCATTCCAAGAATCAGATCTTCTTAATGCAGAACTTCGTGTTGGCACACGTTACCCTGAAGGTCGTACAGGAAACATTGATGCATCTGTTATTACAGGTCAAGGTGTACAAGCACTCATGGGTGCCTTTGATACGCAAGTTAAATCTGCTCAGGCTATCTTTGCTAAGGCCCTTACTGATGTAATGAGCATTTGTTTTGAAGTAGATGAGAAGTTCTTTAACTTTGAGAAGACTATTCGTGGTGTAGATGCTGGCGCACCTTATGAAGTAACCTACCTACCATCTAAAGATATCAAGAGTGATTACTCATCTGATGTTCGATATGGTATGTTGGCTGGCCTTAACCCAGCACAAGGTCTTATCTTTATGCTACAAGCACTAGGTGGTAAGTTAATATCTAAGGATATGGCTATGCGTGAACTACCATTTGGTGTCAATGTTACACAAGAGCAAGAGAAAATAGAGATCGAAGATATGCGTGCAGCACTTCTAGGATCTTTACAAGCATATACACAAGCCATTCCACAGATGGCTGCTACAGGTGGGGACACCTCAGAAATTGTTCGTAAGATTGCTGCTGTCATAAAGGCACGGCAAAAGGGCCAGACGATTGAAGATGCAATTGATAAAATCTTTGCACCTCCTCCTCCGGCTCCTGAACAGGTTCCCTCCGCTGGAGCAGCGCCTATGGTTGAGCAAACGTCCCCTGCTCCCGGCTCTCCAACGGGGGGCGCTCCTTCACCAGAAGGCGCAACGATAGAGGCACCACCTCAACAACCACCAGACATACAAAGTCTATTATCTAGTCTAAGTGGATCAGGCGAAGCAAACTCAAGCGTTAGAATGGTTAATCGTAGAGCGGTAGGTTAATATGTCAGGGGACGCTTTATCAAATAAAATAGATGAAGTTATTAAAGTAATCGCTAAAGAAGATGTAGAAGCAAAGAATCAAATCTGTACCGGTTGGATATTAGTAACCGAATGGGCAGATTTTGCTGGAGAACGATACGTAGCAACACACATTAGTGATTCTATATCACCTTGGACTGCTACTGGTATGTTGTACTATTCAATTGAAAACGATATTTACGAATCAGATTTAGAGGAGGATGACTAATGGCTAGTGGAGGATACCGCGAACCTAATAATCCTGCTCCAGTATCAGGACCGGGTGCTATGTCACAACGTACAGATGGTGGACCAACACAATCAGCAAAGTATATGTCAGGTTTGCCCTATGGTCAAGGGCAAGCACAAATGCAACAACAGACTTCGGCACCAATGGCAGGCAATCCTGTAGCATCAGCGCAAGTAAGTGCTGATAGTGCTACACAAGCACCACAGATGCCACCTACTGTAGGTATGTTTGAGCCAACACAGCGCCCAGATGAGCCTATTACTGCTGGAATGGACTTTGGTCCTGGCCCAGACTCTAGTGTTCTTGGCTTACCTACTCCTCCTAAAGAAGATGATCCTGCAATTCGTGCAATTCAAGCACTCTACATGCAAGATCCCCGCAACGAAGACCTACGTTTGATTATTCAAGCGCTAGGCGAAGATGGTAGGATATGACAACATACCCTAAATACAAAAAAGACGCTAACGGTCTTCCAATTGTTGAGGGTGTTAAAGCAATTGTTCCACCAAAATACTCTTCTTCTTCTAATGACTTAGCAAATATTGATCCTGCCATAGCAAGAGATCTACTTGCCAAAAATCCAGGCTTATCCGCCGGTACATTCAGTGCTCTATCGTCATACAATGTAGGTGGAGACAACGAATTAGCGCAGAAGATTGCTACTATAGATGCACAAACTAAAGAGCAACGCAAACGTAATCAAATTAAAGAAGCACAAGATGCTGAGAATGCAAGATTTCAGAACAGCGTAAGAGGAAAAATTTGGGGCGCACTTAAATCAGTAACCAGAGTTGCTGTATTGCCGGTACAAACTGTTATAGAAGGCATAAACATGGGTGCAAGGAATACTGCATCTGCTATATCTGTACTTAGCAACCAAGGAAACTATACTGAAAAAGAAAAAAATCAAAGACTAGAAGCAGTATGGAATCCTTTTGCTAAACAAAACTTAGAACAATTTACATTGTACCAAGCAATAAAGCAAAAAATGGACAAAGGCCAAATTGACATAGGCCAAGGTTTCTTTATTAGCGAAACATCAGGTGCAGGGTTTTTAGCACGCGAAAAAGCCAAAGAAGTAATGAAGATTGCTATTAAAAATAATAAAGGTAAAGTTATTGGCTACCGTCCATATAGTGTGGCTACTCCTATATCATGGGTACTAACAGGTGGACATCCTGAAAGCCGTGCTGGTGCTGTAATTGATGCAGTAGGCGAGATGGCACTATCATTTTATTCTGATCCTATCTCTAAAGGTGGGAAGATACTACGCCTTAAAAGAATTACAGAGCAACAAACACGTACTACAAAAGGTGTAGTTGCTGCTAAAGATGCTGTGCGTAAAGCAGAAGTAGAAAAAGAATATGCTTCTGTACTTGATGAGGTTAAAAAAGCACGGGAAGATTTATTTAATCTAGGTTCCCCAGCAAATAAACCTAAATCTTATAATGAAGCACAGCGTAATATTCGTCAACTTATCGACAAAGAAGTTAAATTAAAAGACGAACTTGGTACAATTAATCTTAATCCAGATGCTATATCAGGGTTTCTTTCAAGAAAAAGTCTTGAACCATTACTAGATAACCTAGTAGAACAGACAGATGCTGCACAAATTTGGCGTTTGTCTAATAAAAAATTAGATGGCGAACTTGCAAAAAACCTTGCTAATGCTACAACAAGAGAAGAAGTATTAACAGTCTTTGCTCGTGGTATTGTTGGAGATGATGCAACTGCCGTAGGTAGATTAGGACTTGACGCTCTAGGTGGTACAACAACTGGAACTTTTGTTCCTCAAGTATTATCAAAAATAACAAAGGGTGCCTCCCCAGTAGCAGCGAAAGCATTAAGAGGTGGAGCAGCAGCAACATTCGCACGCGCTCCTTTTATGAAAAAGTTTTATACAAACATGTCTGAAAAATACAATACTGTAATTCCACGTGGCGCTGTTGTGCATAAACATGATACAGCAGCACTTGTTGAAACAGCAGATGCTTATATGATTATAGGCAAAGTACCTCTAGCAGAGCGCAATAAAATTATTAACGAAATCTTAAATGCTCCTGATCCAGGAATTGCTGGTATCACTGCATCTGCTAAAACATTTCAAGCCATTAGAGTAGCAAATGAAGCAGACGTGCCAGAACGTTTAATGAAAAGATTCCAAGATGCTACACAGTTCTTCTTAAAGGAAGAAAATAGTTTTAGCAAATTCTGGGCTAGCCGTCAAGTAGATGATGGTGTTATTGACATCATGTCATTAAATGGCAAAAAAATTCAACTTCATGGAATTCATTTGGACTCCGAGTTCTTAAACTCTCATCTTTACTTCCCACCTGCTGATGAACTAATGAAGATATTAAGTTTAAGTGGTGGCAAGGCTAAGGGTGCTCTTGGTGGAAAATCAAAAGGTAAAGAGTTAATAACTAGTTTTGCTGATGAGGCTATTGGTAATTTTTGGAAAAAATCAGTACTTGTTCGCCCAGCATTTATTGTACGCAATATTATGGAAGAACAGGTTCGTGTATTTGCTAGCGGTCATACATCATTTTACAACAATCCACTTGCTGCAATAAGTATGTGGCTTGGCAAAACAGATGGACCAGAATGGCGCCAGTTGCTTAACCGTTTAGATCCGGTACGTAACACCGTATACGGTACGCCAATGCGCTCTGGTGAAAAACTAAAAGATGTAGCAGATGAAGTAGCAGCAACTACTGCTAAGAATGATGCTTATTTAGCCTTTATGGTTGCTGATAACTTTGGTGCTAACGATGAAAAAATAGGTAAGGTTCTTAGTAAGATGGACTATACTACTAAGAAGTTTGGTGAAGCAGGTTGGTGGGATGGATTTGCTAGCCAAGTACAAATACTTTCATCTAGTTTAATTGCTCGCAAGGTTGCACAAACGAATACATCTAGCCCTGTAGAAATTGCCAAGACTGTAGAATTTTTCTTAAACGGAAAAGGAAAAACAAGTTGGGCAACATTTGCTAGGGCAGTAGGTAAAGAAGATGAAGCAGATTTCTTAACTAAAGAACTTATAGAGTCCTATTTATTCTCTTCGGCAAACTCTGTTAATGCACGTATAAATGAATTGGGTGGCGGGTTAAGTTCTGTTAGAACACTTATTGCTGATCGCAAATTTATAAAAGATGGCGTAGCAATAAAACTACCGTCTAATGCTGATGAAGCAATTGACAATCTGCGTTATTTAAAAGGATCTGATAACGCCGACACTAACCGTAAGTTTGCAGAACAATTAGAATTAGCCTTTAAGGATTCTGGCAATTGGGATAATGTACCATTGGTAGTTCCACAAAAAGTTACATTTAGATTGCGCGGAAAAGAAAAATCTGTTGTAATGCAAAAACTAGAAGGTTTTTTTGAGGCATCAGTTAGATTTGAAAAGACCAGCACAATGGGTCCTGAATGGCGTATGAAGTATTGGGATGTTGTTAAGCAATACGCTAATCTTTTAGATGGCAATGCTATTTTAAAACTACAAAGTAATATTGATGAATCATTAGGTTCTTTAGTTAATATTAAAAACATTAACATTGGCAAAAAACATGGTGCTTATAAGTCTATTAAAGATGCACCAGGCAATGGCCCTATTTCGTTAGATCAGATACATGAGATTGCTTCCGCTAATGCAGGAAAACATGTAGCAGAGTTATTTTATAATGCCTCTGAACGTAGACTTTTATTCCATCAATTGCGCCTTGTATCTCCATTCGGACAGGCATGGGCAGATACAATTCTTTCTTGGGGTAAACTAGCCTTAGATAATCCAGATAAAGTCTACTCTGTTGCACGTGGATTGAACTGGTTAAACAAGCCTGCATCTTCATCACTATATCAATTCTCAGATGCTAGAGATTACTACGATCCAAATCAAGGTTTCTTTTATAACGATCCACAGTATGGCCAACGCAGATTCTTTGTACCTTACGGCGCACTGCCTATGAACTTAGTATCAAACCTAATTACTGGTAAAGGCATATCTGCACAAGGTCCATACGCTGCATCTGCTGACCCAATGAGCATTAACTTTGCCCTACAAGGTAATGGAATTATGCCTGGAGTTGGTCCTGGTATTACTATACCTAGCGAAGTATTAAATACACTAAAAGTAAATCCTGTTAAGTTACTATCTCCTGCTCTCCAAGCACAAGTAAATCAATTCTTATACCCCTATGGTGCTCCTGATATCAAAGGAAAAGGATTAATTGAGGGTGGATTTATAAGCAATAACTGGGCTCGTTTGCTTGGTGGACTAGCAGGAAATGAAGAGTCTTATGCATCTTCTTTTGCGCCAGTACTATCATATCTAGCATCTAGTGGCGATTATAACATTGATGTACCTGAAGATCAAGGTAGATTAACTAGAGATGCTGACAAATTTTCTCAATGGTTTAGTATTATGCGTGGTCTTAATGGACTATTAAGTCCTAACCCAAATGCATTTATTCCTACTGCTATAGTAAAAGATAAGACTGGCGACACACAATTACAAGCAGCCTTATACGAAGACTTCTTAAAGATGAGAGCAGAGTTTGGTGGCACAACACAAGCCCACGCTCAATTCTTAGATCTATATGGTCCAGAGGCCGTATATGCTATTATTGGTAAGACCAGCGGTGGCCCTACCAACTTATCAACATATGAACTTATTCAACAAGATCCATCGGTATTAGATACATACAAAGATATCTATGGTTATCTATATCCATACGGTGGTTTCTCTAAAGAAATGTACAGTTGGTCTAAATTAAATGCTAGTGTAAAGTATCTAAGTCCAAAACAAATTGTAGCCAAGGCAACTAACTTGCGTTATAATGCTGCTAAAGATAGACTTGCTGCACGTTCTGCTGCCGAAGGCTGGGATAGTAAGCGCTTTGCTGCAGGAGTAAGTGAACTTAAAAAATCCTATGACTATAAAGGTCGAGAAGTAACTATGGATTTTAACAAAAAAGATAGAGTTCTATTACAGTTAACTGCCGCTGCTCAAGATCCTCGTTTTGATGATTCGGATGCAGTAACTGGATTAAGAGATTATATAGTATTGCGTGATGCAGCATTGGCTGCTAGTGGTATGAAGACTCTTAAGAATGCAGCATCAATTAATCAACGTAAATGGTTAGCAGATCAAGCACTTGAAATCATTAAGCGCAATCCAGAGTTTCAACAAATATTCTATACATTTTTTAAGAAAGAATTGGAAGGATAATAATGGCAGATCCTAAGACACCGGACAGTCGTCCTTCTAATACTAAAAGCAAAGTTGGTAATCCAGCATTAGGAGCAACCGATCAGTCTGCTGCTATTGCAGCAATACCACAAGGTGCTGCTACAAACTCTAATATGCTTACCAATAAAGGTGGAATTAAACTACCTGCAGGTAAAGGACAATGGAAACCAGAAGACGTATACACTGTCTGGAATCAAGCAAGTACTGCTGAGCGTGCTCAGATACTAGCAGCCATGAGTGGCATACCTGGATTATATAAGTCTGGGGATGCACCACCTCAAGGAAACATACAGGCTGGTATCTTTAGAGAACAAGACTTTACCAATATGTCTAGGGTTCTATCGTTTTCAAATGCAACTGGTCTTACCGGAGCAACTGCTAATGATGCTTTTAGATCATCTTTAGGATATCTATATACCAATACACAAGCAGCAGTTGATTACTTTGGTGCACCTAAAACAAAAAAAATTGCTACAACAGATTATGCAGAGGCAGCAGCATCTCTTACTAACAACTTTGTAAACATCTTTGATTCTAAACCAACAGAAAAAGAAACCAAAGATTACTTAAAAAGATTAAACGCTGCAGAGATCAAAGCAAAAGGCGCTATATCTGCTGCCGAAAAAGAAGATATCTTACTATCTACCATAGAACAACGTGCAACTGGACGCACTAAACGTGCTCTTGCTGGCAAAGAAACCAAGCCTGGTATTGTAGAGACAGGTGCTTTTGGTAGACTTGTGAAAGACATACGCTCATCTTATGCTGACAATGGTTTAATGATAGATGATGCTAAGGTATATAAGAATGCTATTAAAGGATTACAGGGACAAGAAGTAATAGCAAATATCAAAGATAACATTAGTATGAGCGCTAAAGTGCAGTATCCAGCATTTGCTCCATATATAGATCAAGGCAAAACAGTAGCAGATGTATTAGATCCATATGCTGATATCTATTCTCAGACTTATGGCATTCCTAGAAATCAAGTTAAGTTAAGTGATCTTAAGTTTGTTGCGGCAGATCCTACTAAGGCAATGACTACAGAAGAAACAGAAACATACTTAATGAAACAACCTGCTTATCTTAAAACCGAAAAGTATAAAACTGGAGTTAAAGATGGTCTTAGAGGATTTGCTAGAAGTTTGGGGATCGGATAACAATGGCTCCTAAAAAACCAGTGGTGGTAAACCCTTTAAACTATCTAGGAATACCAGCAGGACAATCACCTTCTATGCCTGCACCTACACCCAAACCTAAAACCCCAGTTGCTCCATTAGAGCGCAGTCTTGGTGGTTATGGTGGAGGAGTTGCTACTAGACAAACTCTTACAGCAGCAGATCGTTTAGCAGAACAACTAAGAGTTGCACAGAATACAGCGGCTGGAACAATAAAGAATCTTAAAGATCAAAGCACTACCCTTACAGGCAGTATGGCTGATCTTCAGTTTGGTAAAGATACAGGAGCCGCAAATACTGTTAAGGCTGCAGGTGGTACTGACTTTGCCGCTGGAGCCGCAGTTCTTAAAGGTATTCAAGATGATCCAGAATATAAAGTATTAGCACAAAAATTTGCATCATATGGAATGGCAGATTTTCCAGACCTTTACCTACAGGTATCAATAGATTATCCTAAAGCAGATGCTCAAACACTACAAGATCTTTTAAAGACAGATAAAAAATATAACACTGATGCCCAAGGAAATGCCAAAGGATATGCCAAGCGTTTTGCTGGTAATGCTGCTCTTGTTAAAGCAGGAAAGATTCCTTTAGACGATGCTGAATACATCAAAGCAGAAAGCGAATACGAAAAAACATTTAAAGGATACGGCCTTCCAGCAACAATGCTTAACAAAGAAACATATGCTAAGTTAATTGGCAATGAGATCTCTGCAGATGAGGCAACAACTAGAGTAAAACTAGGCTACGATAATTTAAAGAGTAATGCTAAGGTACTTCAAGCCTTTCAAACATTTTATCCACAACTATCACAAGGTGATATTGTTGCTGCTATGTTGAATCCAAATGAACAACTTCCAGCATTACAACGCAAAGTTGCTGCTGCTGAAATTGGTGGCGCTGCACTACGTCAGAATTTACAGACAAGTGAAGCACGTGCTATGGAACTTAAAGGTCTTGGAGTAACTCAAGCAACAGCAGAAAAGGGTTATGGTAAAATTGCCACCTACCTAACTGATGCACAGAAACTTGCTCAAATAGGAAAAGAAGAAGCCTTTACTCAAACAACAGCAGAGCAATCTCAAATAGAAGGATTGGCATCTGCACAACGTAAAGAAGCACAACTTGCAGAGAAAGAAGTAAATCGTTTCTCTAGCCAAGTAGGCGCAGCACGTGGAGCATTCTCTAGGAATACCACGTTCTAATAGAATCCTGACATAGACCGATCGGCCCTATGCAGCGTATTAGACCGATAGCAAGAGCCAGACCGATTCCCCGATTGGAACCTGAGGCTTGCGACTAACGAATAGAAAGGGTGGGTTGCTATGAGCAACAACTACTGGGATGAAGACGAAGACGACCTAGATACCGAAGTCGATATGCCGATTGATGGAAGTGACTTATTAAAAAAGTTACGGAAAGCAAAACGGTCTGACGAAAAACGTATTAAGGAACTCACTGAGCAACTTGAGGGACTATCCAAGTCGCAGCGTGAGCGTACAGTCAAAGATGTCCTAGAAAAAAAGGGTGTAAACCCTAAGGCACAGCGTTTAATTCTCAAAGACTTAGACGACATTAATGAAGAGTCAGTTAATAACTGGCTTGAAGATAATGGCGATCTCTTTGGGTTAACGCAGTCTAAGGAAGTTCCAGAAGAAACACAACTTAATCTAGCAGCCTTACGGCAACAAGATGTTGTGACTCAACTTGGTTCAACGCCTGATCGAGCAGATGACTTGAGTATGAGGATCGCTAACGCAGCAAATGCAGACGAACTCACTGCACTCATTTACTCACAACAAAACTAATCCATAGTAATACCAATCACCTTGGAGGTGACGAACAATGGCTAATGCATATACATCCACAGGGTCCTCTACACTCGGAGGTACCGCTGGTGCAGCCGGTCTAGTCCAAAAGGCTTATGACCGTCTTCTAGAATTCGCATTGCGTTCGGAACCGCTTATTCGTAGTGTCGCTGACAAGCGCCCTGCCAAGCAAGCAATTCCTGGCTCAACTGTAGTTCTACAAATTCATCAAGATCTATCAGAGCAGACCACTGCTCTAACTGAGGCAACAGAGCGTGACTCTGTAGCAATCTCAACCCCAACATCAGTAACCATTACTCTTGCCGAGTATGGTAACTCTGTTCTTGTTACTCGTGCGTTGGAACTCTTCAGCCTTGCTGATGTAGATCCTGCAATCGCTAACATCATTGCGTTCAACCTTGCCGGTTCGATTGATACAGTCGCACAGACTGAACTTCGTGGCGGAACAAACGTAATCTACTCAGGTTCAACCGCAACCTCAACTGCAACCATTACTGCTGCAGCCACACTAACTTCAGCCAACCTCCGCAAGGCAGTTGCTAAGTTACGTGCAGGCAAGTCAGTAGCCCGTAAGGGTTCAATGTACTGGTGCGGTATCCACCCAGAAGTTTCACACGATCTTCGTGCAGAGACTGGTGCTGGCGGATGGCGTTTGCCTCATGAGTACAACTCAAACGAGAACATCTGGGCAGGCGAAATCGGTTCATACGAAGGCGCTTACTTCGTAGAATCATCTCGTATGTACTCAGCAACCGACGGTTCTTCAAGCGCCAAGGTTTATCGTACAATTCTAGCAGGACAACAGGCGTTGGCTGAGGCAGTTGCCGAAGAACCACACACTGTAATCGGACCTGTTATTGACCACTTGATGCGCTTCCGCCCAATGGGCTGGTACGGCGTACTAGGCTTCAAGCGTTACCGCGAAGAGGCTTTATACCGCATTGAGTCTGGTTCATCAATCGCTTAGTTGATTGACGCTGTGGTAGGGGTAGCAATATCCCTACTACGGAGTAAGTCCATTAGGAGGACAATGCCTACATATATATTTGAAACGCCTACCTTCGAAGAAGGTCCGGCTGGCACTCATCGTCTATTCCAATTTTATCGACTAACAAAATCTTACACAGTTATCAATCAAGGTGGAACTTACTCACTAACTAGATTTCCACTAGACGAAGATTTGCCTACCTATACAGCATACTACATAGGTGGGACAAAGAACTCAGTTACTGAGGGAGTTAAGACGGCACTGATTGCTTCTGGTTTAGGGATTACAGAGGCAAACTTTACAGTAGAGTAGGGACGATATGAATCTTCACCAACTGCGCGACCACCCTGAGTACGTCGAGGGATGTTTTGGTTGCAAGATAGGTACTCTTCAAACAAGTACCGGAGATGCTAATAGTGTAAAAACTATGGCAAACAAGAAGTGGGACGGCGAGTTACAAGCCTACCGCGATGCAAGAGCACAAGGTATCCAGCCCAATGGTACTTCTAAGAAAGTAATAGAAGCATCCTTAAAGGCATCGGAGACATTAGGTAAAGCATATGATGGTAATACAATGCCTAAAGCAAATAAGATAACCAAAAAAACCGCAGCAGTTATGAAAGAACTAGGAGTATAAAATGGCAATGAAACCACAAAAACTAATTGGTAGCAGTATAAAGCGTCCAACGCTTTCAACTTCTGGAACCAAAAAACCAGTAGCAAAATCAGGAAAGCCTACTACTACAAACGCAGCAAAAACAAATTTATTAAAGAAAAAAGGTAGAGTAGATGAAGCCAAGGCACTTGTAAAAGGCGGAAAAGGTCTTGTAGCAAACGCCGGTAAAGAAATGAAAGCAGCCAGAGATTCAGTTGCTCTTAACGCTGCCTATAACAAAGAATCTAAGGGAATATCTTTAAAAAATATGGGAAGATACGCTGCGGTTAAAGCAGCACAACCATACGGAGAAGCAGTACGTACCAATCGTCGTGTACAAGCACAGGCTAAAAGAAATTCTAAGTAGAGGAGTATAACAATGCCAAAAGTAGGAATGAAAGAATACTCATACGGTCCAAAAGGTGTAGCAGCAGCAAAGAAAGATGCCAAAAGAACTGGCAAGAAACTTGTTATGAAGCCAAAGGCCATGAAGAAGATGGGCAAAAAGAAGTAATGGCTACCGCTAAGAAACCAACTGCCAAGAAACCACCTGCTAAGAAACCTACCATGAAAGATATGGAAAAAAATCGTCCAGCAAGTAAGAACGATATAAAAAATACAAAGAAGTTTGGCCCAAAGTCTTGGAACAACGGATTCACTAACTAAGAAAGGCAGTACACATGCTAGACAAAAAAGTAGCAACTGGTGGAAAAAAGATGCCTGCATCTAAAAATATTTCACCACGTCAAATTGAAACATCTATGTCAAAGAAGTACAAAGGTACTCCTAAAGTATCTCAAAGCACTATTGATTCTATTAAGAAAATGGGAATGACTGCTTCTCTTAAAAAGGCAGCAACCTCAAAGAACCCTATGTACTTAGAGGGCGTTAAGCGTATGTACGGAGCAAGCCGTTTGACTGCTGCTAAGAAAGCAACAGCATCACAAGGAACTAGCCGTGTGTCACCTCGCGTGGCGGAACGCGCATCAGCAACTGCTAGTCGTACCTCTCCTCGCGTAGCCGAGCGTAAAGTAACTAAGTCTGCTCCTGCTAAGAAAACCTCAAAGACTACTGATCCAATTGCAAGATTTGTATTTGGTGTAGGCCGCGCTGCTGCAGAACCGTTTAAGTCTAAAAAATGAAAGATTCACGTCTGACACGTGCAGGTGTAGCAGGCTTTAATAAGCCAAAGCGTACACCAAGTCATCCTAAAAAGTCACATGTTGTTGTAGCCAAAGAAGGAACTCAAGTTAAATTGATTCGCTTTGGTCAACAAGGTGTAACAGGAGATAGAAAACCATCTGCACGTCAGGCGTCTTTCAAAGCACGTCATGCGAAGAACATTTCTAAAGGTAAGATGTCAGCAGCCTACTGGGCTGATAAGGTTAAATGGTAATGGCATACACTAAACCTGAAGCGCGTGAGCGTATCAAGAACAGAATAATGGCTGGCTCTAAAGGTGGTAAACCTGGTCAATGGTCTGCCCGTAAAGCACAGTTACTTACACAGGCTTATGAAAAAGCAGGTGGAGGTTACTCTGGTGCTAAGACAGAAAAGCAAAAGTCTTTATCTAAATGGACCAAAGAAAAATGGGGAACCAAATCAGGCAAACCTAGCACTCAAGGTTCTAAGGCTACTGGTGAAAGATATCTGCCAGAAAAAGCCCGCAAGTCTTTGACGGCTGCAGAGTATGCAGCAACAACCAAAGCAAAGCGTGAAGGAACTAAGGCTGGTAAACAATTTGTTAAACAGCCTAAAGCAATTGCACAAAAAACTGCAAGAAGTAGATAACTAAGGTGGGGACAATGCAAGAAACAGTAGCAATCGCCTGGTGCGATAATGGTATGGTAGATGGCAAGTTTATGCAAGGTGTTACAGATGTTATGCTTAAGTCTGGAGTAACCTTTGCTAGTACTTTGCGAAGTCAAGGTAATCAAATTGCTCGTCAGCGTCAAACAGTTATAGACTACTGGTTTGATAAGACAGAGCATGAATGGTTACTGTGGGTAGATTCAGATGTAGTTATTAGCCCTGAAACATTTAAGTTGCTTTGGGATAATAGAGATGCTAAAGAACGCCCTATGGTCACTGGTGTATACTTCACAACGGACAACCCAGAAGAACCATTAATGATTCCTATGCCTACAGTATTTAAATTTGTTGATGATGGTTCAGGTGGCTTTGGTTTAACTAGAGTCCATCCTCTACCAAAGAATCAATTAATCAAAGCAGATGCAGCAGGTATGGGGTACATACTAATGCATCGCAGTGTAGTAGAACGCATACGCACCGAACTACCTGATACTCAACTCTTTATGGAGATGGGTAGAGGAACTAAATTTATTGGAGAAGACATCTACTTCTTCGCTTTATGCGATAAGGTAGGAATCCCGCTTCATTGCCACACCGCAGCATTGGCTCCACATATGAAGAGATTTTCATTTGATGAGCATTATTACAACGCCTTCTTTGGCGCACCAGAGAAAGCAGCAGAAAAATCATCAGGTCTTATATTACCAAAACATCATAGAAAGAAGTGACAGATGGCAGTTGGCAATGCAGGCAGTCCACTTAATGCCGAATTAAATAGGTTAGCAAATGGTGGGACTTACCCTGCCCGTACCGCGTTTCTTGCTGAACAAGGTGCTGCTAACGCATGGGCTGGTACTACGGGCAAAGCATTGCTTGCTGCTCTTAACTATAAGGTTAGTTCAAGTCGTGGACCTGGCTCATTTAAAGGGTTAAACGCAGTCTGCAATGAACTTGCTTCAACCACCGGCAAATCAGCAGTCGATGCATTAAGGAGCATATCTTCATGACAACCTTTAGTAATATGATTGATGAAGTACTTATCAATCTTGCTGGTTATACTTACCAACAAGACCGCTCAACCTATCTTAAGACTGCTATTACTACAACTACATCTACTAGTGCTAGTCCATTAATTGTATCTCTTGGTTCCACCGACAATGTTGGTAAAGGAATTATTGAGATTGATGATGAACTATTATGGATAGATTCATATGACCGTATCTCTAATACAGCAACTGCCGCTCCTTACGGACGTGGCTATTTAGGTACTACAGCAGCAACACATGCGCTAGATACTAAGGTGACTATCTCCCCTACCTTCCCACGTCAAGTTGTAAAGCGTTCTATCAATGATACCCTCAATGCTATGGGTTCATCTATGTTTGCAGTCAAGAGTACAACCTTTACTTTTAATAGTGCAATCACAACCTACGCTTTTAACTCACTCAACATTCAAAACATTCTTTCAGTATCATGGCAAGAAGTTGGACCATCTAAAGAATGGCTTCCAGTACGTCGTTGGAGTTGGGACCCAGCAGCCAATGCTACAGCATTTGGCGCTAGCCCTCAAACAATTACTATTGGAGATTATATTACTCCAGGTCGTACTGTCAAAGTTGTCTACGCAACTGCACCTACAGTCTTTGATACAACAGCAGATGAATTTACAACTAAGACTGGACTACCAGAGTCCTGCAAGGACGTGGTAATTTTGGGTGCAACTTACAGACTTCTAACATTCCTAGACCCAGCACGTGCAGCAATGGTCAGCCCACAGGCTGATGAGACAGATAGTAAACGCCCATTTGGTGCATCTCAAAGTGCTACCAAGCAAATCTACGCACTCTATACTCAACGTCTAAGTGAAGAAGTATCAGCACAGCAACAACAGTATCCCGTCCGCGTCCACTACAGCCGATAGGTAAGAAATGACAACACGCAAATATTCGTCCCGTTCCCAACAGACCACACTAGCCGCATCTCTAACTGATGTTGCCACTACTTGTACGGTAGTATCAGGCACTGGCGTACTGGGTGGTGCAACAGTATCAGCCGGTCAGACATTCACAGTAGTGATTGATCCAGACACAGCCCTTGAAGAAATTGTAGATGTTACTGCGGTAAGTACTAACACCTTTACAATTACACGTGGTGTCGAGACATCAGGCGTAGGACAGGCACACAGTGCCGGAGCCGTTGTTCGCCATATGGCAACAGGTCGTGATTTCCGTGAAGCCAACGAGCATGTTGAAGCAACTACCGGACACGGTGCAACTGGTGCTGTAGTGGGTACCACAAACACCCAGACTCTTACTAACAAGACTTTAACTAGCCCTACATTAACCACACCAGTATTAGGTACTCCTGCTTCTGGTACACTTACTAATACAACTGGATTTCCTACTGCCAACTTGGCTGGTTTAGGTACAGGCGTAGCCACATTTCTTGCTACTCCTACTACCGCTAACTTAGCCGCTGCAGTTACTGGAGAAACAGGCTCAGGTGCTTTAGTATTTGGCACTAGCCCAACTATTGCATCTCCTACCATCACTGGCACTGGTGCTATTGCTGGTACATTTACTGGTAATATTACTGGTGATGTAACTGGCAATGTGACTGGTAACGTAAGTGGAACATCTGGTTCTACTACTGGCAATGCTGCTACAGCAACTGCTCTTGCAACTGCTCGTACATTCCAATTAACTGGAGATGTGGAAGCAAGCGGAGTAACCTTTGATGGTACTGGCAACGTAAGCCTTACAACTGTTATTGGTACTGGCGCTATTGTAAATGCTGATGTTAATGCTGCTGCTGGTATTACCTACGGCAAACTATCGCTCAACTCTTCTATCACTTCTGCTGATATTGTCAATGGAACTATTGTTGCTGGCGACATTGCAGATGGAACTATTACTGCAGCCAAGTTAACTGCTGACCCGTTTGCACGGGCTAACCATACTGGTACACAACTTGCTGCTACTGTATCTGACTTTGATACACAAGTACGCACTAGCCGACTAGACCAGATGGCTGCACCTACTGCCTCTGTTGCTCTTAACGCACAGAAGATTACAGGATTAGGTACACCTACTGCTAACACTACAGATGCTGCAACAACTGCTTATGTAGATACTGCTGTAGCAAACCTTGTTAACTCTGCACCCGGAACGTTAGATACCCTAGGTGAGATTGCAACTGCAATCCAAGCCGGTGGTACAGTCTTTGATGCTATGGTATTAAAGGCTGGTAGCACTATGACTGGTGCTCTTACCCTGTCTGGTGCCCCTACAGTAGACCTACACGCTGCTACTAAACTCTATGTAGATGGTGTGGCTGGTTCTGCCACTGCTGCTGCAGCCTCTGCTGCGGCTGCTGCTACAACCTATGATAACTTTGATGATAGATACCTAGGTGCTAAAACATCTGCCCCAACACTAGACAATGATGGTAATGCGCTTATCACTGGTGCTATCTATTGGAACACTCCCGGTGCTACTATGTACGCTTGGACTGGTTCTGCTTGGGGTTCTATATCTTCATCTGCAGAAATTTATCGCTATCGCTTTACTGCAACAGGTGGAGAAACTTCTAAGTCTGGTGCTGATGATTCTAGCCAAACACTTGCATATATTGCTGGTAAAGAACAAGTATACCTTAACGGTGTCTTGCTTGTTAGAGGACAAGACTACACAGCGACTAACGGCACAAGCATTACTGCATTAGCAGCCTTGGCTGCATCTGATGTATTAGAAATTATTACCTTTACTGCACTTAGCGTAGTAACTGACATCCCTCAATCTATTGTAGATGCTAAGGGTGACTTAGTTGTAGGTACTGCTGCTGACACAGTAGGTAGACTTGGTGTTGGAACTGACGGCTACTATCTAAAAGCAGACTCAACAGCAGGTACAGGACTCGCTTGGTCTGCAGTATCTCAGTACACACTACCTTCACAAGCAAGCAACTCAGGAAAATTCCTTACGACAAACGGAACAAGTGAGTCGTGGGGTACAGTAACAATTCCAACAGCAGACGATGACCAACCAATTCTAGCCTCCCAGATATTCGGATAAGGAAAATATAATGGCTACTTTCTCTAAACAACTCCTTAGCGGTTCAACAAATGGCAAGGCTATTAAAGTCGCTGCTACTGCTACGGCAGGAACCACTATTCACACAGCAGTAAGCGGTACTGCATCCCTCGATGAGGTGTGGCTATATGCACATAACTCATCTTCAGTAGCAGTTAAACTTACCCTTGAATGGGGCGAGGCTACTGCTCCTGATGGTAACATTGAAATTAATATTGGTGCCGAAGGCACCGGACTTGTCCTTGTATCACCCGGACTTTTACTTCAAAACTCATTAGTAATTAAAGCATTTGCTGGAACTGCTAACGTTATTACCCTTACAGGCTATGTGAATCGGATTGCATAATGTCAAGATACGGACAACGCACTAGATTAAGTAATACATCTACCAATTTAGTATCAAATTTTTTTGGTAATCAATTTGTTGCATTACCTACAATTGCTACCGCAACTGAATACCTTGTTATTGGCGGTGGTGGCGGTGGCGGTACTGGTATGGGCGGTGGCGGTGGTGCAGGCGGTTATAGAACTGGAACTGGTTTAGCAGGATTAACAACTGGAGTTGCCTATACGGTAACTGTTGGAACCGGTGGCGCTACAGGTAGTCCCGCAACTAACGGTACTAACTCAGTATTTTCTACTATAACTTCATCTGGTGGTGGTAAAGGTGGGCAACGGTTAGGGTCACCACTTACTCCAGGTGATGGCGGTTCAGGTGGTGGTGGTCAAGGAGATACGTCTACAAGTCCAGCCTTTGGTGCAGGAAACTCTGGTGGTTTTACACCAGTAGAAGGTTTTGCTGGTGGTAAAAAACCTGTTTCTGGTAATGGAATGGGTGGCGGTGGTGGCGGCGCCAGTGCAGTAGGTCAAGATGGTTATGATTCTGGTGGTAATAGTATTGGTGGTAATGGTGGTGATGGTGCTTCATCTAGCATTACCGGAACTGCAACAACCCGCGCAGGCGGTGGTGGTGCTAGTGGACAGTCAGGCGCAAACTTGGCTGGTACTGGCGGTGCTGGCGGTGGCGGTAATGGTGAAAAAGGTTTTCCTAGCACACAAACTGCGGGTTCTGCGGGTACGGTGAATACGGGTTCAGGTGGTGGTGGAGGTTCTTATTCTTCCGGCTATCAAGGTGGTTCTGGAGTTGTTATTATTGCATATCCTGATGCCTTTGCAGCATTAAGTGGATTTTCTGGACTTACTTATTCCGTAAGTACAACATCAAGACCCGGTTATAGAGTTTATACATTTACGGCAGGAACAGGTACGGTGACTTTCTAATGGCACATTACGCATTCTTAGATTCAAACAATATAGTTATTGATGTTATTACAGGCATAGATGAAACCGAACTTATTGAAGGTTTAGATACAGAAACTTGGTACGGTAATTTTAGAGGTCAAGTCTGTAAGCGTACCAGTTACAATGGCAATATACGCAAACAGTATTGCGGAGTAGGTTATTCATACAATGCTGAAGCAGATGTATTTGTAGCCCCACAACCTTTTGCATCTTGGTCGCTAGATAGTAACTTTGATTGGCAAGCACCAGTTGCTAGACCAACAGATGATAAGTTCTACACTTGGTCAGAGGATGACCTTAATTGGAAAGAGGTAGTCAATGACTAAGTCAAGAGATATAGCAAGTGGAATACCTGCACCGTCTACTGTTTCTTCAGCAGAGTTAGGTTACCTAGATGGTGTTACCTCTGCTATCCAGACACAGATAGATACTAAGTTAGCAACTGCTACTGCTGCTTCTACTTATGCCACTATAGCAAATGATAATCTTAAAGCAACATTGGCATCACCTACTTTTACAGGTACAGTAACTATTCCTACTGGTGCAGTCATTACATCTCCTAAGATTGCTTCTACCTACACAGCCAAGACTGCTGCTTATACATTTGCATCTGGTGATGAAGGTCAATTGTTCTCAATGAATAATGCTTCAAGCGTACAGTTTAACATTCCAACTGATGCAACATTTAACTTTGCAGTAGGTACTGAAATAAATGTGTTCTGGATTACTGGAGCAGGGCAACCTACAATAGGTGCAGTTACTCCCGGTACAACTACAGTTATTTCAACTGGTGCAACAAGTGCTACTCCTAAACTTCGTGTTGCTAATAGCGCAGCCACTTGTAAAAAAATTGCTGCAAATAGTTGGTTAGTAATAGGCGATTTAGCGTGAGTCCAATTCTTGGGATTGTTGCCTCAGCGTTTAGAGTAAAAATTACTTTTGTGTATTTAGCGGGCGGATTGGATGACAACACTTCAGCAAGAACAAATGTTGTGCAAAAAATACAATCCAATAATGATGCTATTTCCAATTTGGCTGCGACTTTATCGTCAGCAAGATACAATGTTTCAGGTGTTTCATCTTTAACAAATGGATACACTTGTGGCGGTGGTTCTGCAGGGGGAGATCAATCAGTAATTGAAAAGTTTTTATTTTCAAATGATACAAGAACAACGCTCGGCACTACGCTCTCAGTAGCAATTGGTGGTGGTGGTGCATTTTCATCAACAACTGATGGATATATTGTTGTAGCAAACTCCAGCGTTACTACTGTCAATAAATTGCTTTTTTCTGCCGATACGCGTACATCACTTGCAACTGGATTAAGTAGCGCTAGAAGTTCGTCATCAGGTTTTGAATCTTCAACAAACGGGTATGTTGCAGGTGGTTCTACTAGTGGTGGTCGTGTTACAACAATTGACAAATTTTTATTTTCTACTGATGCACGCTCAACACTTGGCACTGGATTATCTGCCGCCAAATCTAACGGCAGTTCGCAATCAATAAATTCATCAAGTTCAGGGTATTTTTTAGGGGGAAGCACTTCCGGTGGGCAATCATTTCAAATTGAAAAGTGTGTTTTTTCAACAGACACAATGAGCGTTATTTCTGCTACTATAGGCGGGTCTTATGGTGATCGGTTGGGTGGTGGTAGTACGCAAAGTCACGGGATCTTTGGCGGTGCGCCATTTCCTGCAACGTCCCTTCAAAAATTAACATATGCAACAGAAGTAGTAAGTGGCGGTCCAAGTATGTTTTCCTTTGTTTCTTTTATGGCAGGATTTTATTCAAGATGAGTGACTTAGCAAAAAGAGCAAGCAAACAAATTATTCCATCACGTTCTAGATTTCAAATGCAAAACTTTGTTATCAATCAGCATGATACTCCACAAATGCAATATCAACAAATTTTAATTGAAGGTGCAGACCTTACATATAAAATTAAACTTGCTGAATTAGATTTACAAAAAACAACTATTGAAATTAAAAGATTACGTGCTACTGGCGATGAAATAGATGCAATCGAAGCAGACAAAAAAGAACTTGGATTTCATTACTCACAAGTTATTTTAGAATCAACTAAGTATGAATTAAAAGCGTTAGAAGAATTGTTTGCAAAATATCCGGACTATTCATACGAAGATGTTGAAGCCGACCAAGAAAATTATTGGAACCTTAGACTTACAAAACAAGCAGAATTAGATGTGGTGCAAGCAAGAGATGGAATAAGCGTAGGTAATCTTTCTTCTATGTTGATGTCTGGCATGATTACTAAAGCAAACGAGTTGGAAAATAAATAGTAATGTCTTTACTAACAGGCAGTTGTACAGATGACTACCTCCCTTCTTGGGAGGATAGGTCTGACCCATTAGATGAGCAGATGAAACCAAAGGAGCAACGTGGCAGGTCGTGATATTACAGATGGTCGTGGAGACTCCGGTGGTTTAGGTCGTTCTATTGCTGTAGACGTAGGCATAGTATCTTCCTCTGCTGTATGGCAGAATACTTCTATTGCCTATGATGTAGCAATTGGTGGTATGCCTTTTATCTATGCTATTGGTGATGGTCGTCCATACACCCGTCAAACTGCACCATTCCGCAAAGACCAATTTGATAACGGTAATGAGCCAGGAGAGCAATCTCTAACTGGCTGGTGGATTCGTAGTCAGATGTCATTCCACTCTGGTTCAGGTATTAAGTTCTATGACCCGGCAACTACAGATGAGAATGGACACTATCGTTTTGCTGATAGCAGAGGTCTTAATGTTTGGACTAAGGGGCAAGTAACTCTACTTAAATCATGCACAGCAGGACATGCAACTACAGGCCCTATTGCTTCTAATGGTGTAACACAGCAACATCTACGCTCAATCAAGTGGAGCACATTTACTGGTGCGTTACTGCTTGATGAGTATGATGTTGATAAGATTAAAGTAACAGACCCAAGCAACCCAGTTCACTTCATTGATTACAATAGTGGTACTGATTCTCCTGTATACGCTATCTGCGATGATGGAACTTTCGCTTACTGGATTACTAATACTTCAACCAAAAAAACTGTATACAAAAAAGCATTAACCCTAACATCTTCTGATGCTGATACCAAGATGTTTGATGAAATTGGCACAATATCAAACGCTACTATGGAGTATGTAAAAGATAGAATTATTTTATGCGCTGATAATAAAGTATATGAATTTGCTACATCAGCAACAGCAATGCCAACGACTGTATACACACACCCAACTTCAACTCACGTATATACATCTGTTGCTGCATCAGGTCCAGCAATTTATGTTTCTGGTTACAATGGTAGCCAATCAACTATTCAAAAGTTTACGCTTAATACATCAGGTGTAATGCCTACTTTAACTTCTGCAATTGTAGCAGCAGAATTACCAGTAGGTGAGATAGTCCATAAAATTTATTACTACCTTGGTTACATGATGATTGGTACTAATAAGGGTATCCGTGTTGCTGCCGTATCTGACCAAGATGGTTCTATTAGTTACGGTCCACTTATTGTGGAAACGACTCAGCCTGTCTACGACTTTGCTGCCCGCGACCATTATGTTTGGGCAACAACATCTGTTGCTGGTGCGCCAGGGTTAACACGCATTGACCTAAGTGCCGAAGTAGAACCACTACGTTTTGCTTATGCTAATGATGTTTACTATGATGGAGTTACTGGTCACGTTACAACTGCCGTTTGCTTTGATGGTAACACTGACCCAACAACAACTGATCGACTTATGTTTGCTACTGCTTATGGCTCATCATCTAATGGTGCCATATATGTAGAAGATGCTACAACTTTACGTACCTCTGGCTATCTTACTACTGGTAACATCCGCTATGGTACATTAGAACCTAAGAACTTCAAGCGTCTGCTTGGTCGTGGTGATTTTACCTACGGCTCAATGACACTAGAAACAGTAGATAAAAATGGAATTGAATATGACCACATTTCTTATGATGTTTCTATTGGTTCACCTGAGATTACCACATCAACACCTGCTACTGCTCAAGAGTATGTAGCCTATAAGTTTATCCTATACCGTGATGGTACTACAACCTCACAAGGTCCAGTCTTTAAGGGCTACCAAGCCAAGGCTACTATCGCTACACCTCGTCAACGACAGATACAATTCCCTGTCTATTGCTTCGATGTTGAAACAGATAGATATAATACAGTAGTGGGCTATGAAGGTAGAGCATTCGATCGAATTAAATTATTAGAAGAGATAGAAAAAACAGGAGATGTAATCACTTGGCAAGATATAACAACTGGTGAATCTCAACAAGCAGTAATCGAAAACACTAACTTCCAACGCATGACTCCACCTGACAAGCGCTTTGATGGTTTCGGTGGCGTTATCACTATCACTATAAGGACTGTATAATGACTCCTGCTGATTGGGCTGCCCTTGCAATTAGTATCTCTACTTTAGTAGGTACTTTTGCTCTTATGATTAAGTGGATGGTAAAACATTACCTTAATGAACTTAGACCCAATGGTGGTTCGTCAGTAAAAGATCAAGTCAATCGGTTAGAACTACGAGTAGATGAAATCTACAGATTGTTGGTGGATAAATGACAGAAATTATTCCAGACATTAACTGGGACCCACGTCCAATGACAGAAGAACAACGCGAAGAATGGTTCGAAGATGGAGATGATTACGAATGATACCTCTAGCCCGTGCTGCACAACCGGCTGCAATTGCGATCCTAAGACAAGCGACAGCATTGTATCCGAAGAGATTGAAAGCCTCGGATGGGCTGCTCCCATCTAAAGCACACATTAAGAAGAACCCTAACTCAGACCACAACTCTGGGTTTGCATGTGACCTAAGTCACGATCCTAAGAATGGGATTGACTGTAAGGTAGCATACAAAGAATTACAAAAAGACCCACGTGTAAAGTACTTGATTTTCCAAGGACGCATTTGGTCAGAGATGAAGGGCGACCGTGACTTTGATGGTTACTCTCACCCAGTTCATCTTCATGTCAGTATCAAGGAGACTGCGGGAACTAATACTTCCCCTTGGTTCCCTTGGTTAGGGGACGCTAAAAAACTTAATAAGGTAAAAGCAGCACTAAAGCCCAACCCTAAAAAGAAAGAGAGCAAATGAATCAACTCACTAAAGCAAAGTTTCAGGCAATGGCTACCTCGTATCTACGAGCAGCAGTAGCCTCAGTCCTAGCCTTATACATGGCAGGACAGACAGACCCTAAGGCTCTCGCCTCTGTCTTCATTGCATCCCTTGCAGGACCAGCATTGAAGGCTCTAGACAAGTCCGCTAAAGATTACGGACGCAAAGCATAGTACAAGTTTAAGACAAAGATACGCCCCGGCTAGGTACCCACCCTAGACCGGGGTCTTTTGTCGTTTCTAGGGTCACTACAGGGGCTTGAACGGGCACTTCTGGGATGTGTCCATCCCGTCTGAGAGCGTCTACAATTAGGTTAGCCATCCTGAATGGGGCCTCAGGTAGGTTCTCACCGTACTCATCCCATAGGGTAGATGATATCGTAGTATAGATACTACTCATCTAGCCTTAGCCCTAGGTGTTGGCTTAGGTTTCTTGACGATCTTAGTAGCATCATCTAGTCTAGCAATGATCTCTTTGACTTCTTTACGATCTAGGTAGTTCCAATACTTATCTCTTAGGATCCAATGGATCCCTCGTACTATATCGGAAGTAACAATACCTAGAACTATAGCATAATATATCTCTTTATTCATATAACTCCTTATATAGTATATATAATCTATATATATTATATACCCCTTCGGGGTATTATATATTAATTATATATTATTATATATCAATTATACACATAGACTCTATCGTGTCAAGAATTATAGATATACTTGACAAACTACCTAGTATAATCAAGGTTTTCTTGACAAGATAAACATAATTCCCTATACTGATGCCATGACAATCAAACTAGAAGAGTATACATTACCCGAACATATATCCTATTCAGCCCTTAATACCTTCATGACCTGCGGTCATCAGTATTATCTAGGTAGATTGATGGCTATCAAAGAGAAGCCTTCGGTCTGGTCTGTTGGAGGCTCCGCCTTCCACCTTGCCGCCGAGAATTACGATAGGGTGACAATTGACTAATCAAAAACTATACGATACGCAAACACTATGGGATGTTGCATGGCAAGAATCCCTAGGTGAGATAGATCTGACTGATGCACGCGTAGGTGGCAGAGCCACTAAGTTAAATCCTGACAAAGAGAATGTGGAATTCTGGCAAACAGCAGGGCCTAAGTGGCTTGAATCCTACATCCAATGGCGTGTTAACAACCCTGATTGGAAGATCTGGACTACCCCTGAGGGGGAGCCAGCGATAGAACTTGGTCTGATAGTAGACATAGCAGGTGTAAATGTCAAGATGGTTATCGACCGAGTGTTCGAAGTCAATGGTGAGTTGGTAGTTGTGGATCTTAAAACATCACAACGCTACCCATCTAACCCCTTACAGTTGGGGTTCTACAAGGTTGGACTAGAGAAGCAGTTCGGTGTGCCTGTCAAGTGGGGCAATTACTACATGGCACGTACCTTTAGCACAGGAAATACGATAGACCTATCTGAGTTTACTCATGAGAAACTTGAGTACATTGTAGATATTTTTGACAAGTCACGTAAGGCTGGGCTATTCTTACCAAATACAAACAACTGCAATGTACTATGTGGACTCACAGAGCATTGCGAATTCTACCCAGGAAAGATAGGTTAACATGTCAACAGAAGACTGGAAGTTACAGGTTTCATACAAGACCCCAGGTGGGGATATGATTAATATCCGTGCCAATACCGCTGATGAACTTAGTGTTCTCTTAGAAGGTATCGGTGATTACTCACCACAGATTGCAGCAGTACGAGGATTGGTAGTTGCTTCATATAACACAGCCCCTTTGGAGACACCGCCTTCAATGCCAAGCACTCCGCCATCCACCTCCTCCGCTCCAGCCCCGACAAGCAATCCGGGCCTATCCGCGACGCCTACATGTCCACACGGCGCTCGAATCCATAAGTCAGGCATAAGTTCTAAGACTGGTAAGCCATATGCTATGTGGGTATGTTCATTACCCCAAAGTCCTGAGCAATGCAAGCCAGTTAACTAGCCTTCTTGGCTGAAGGCAAAATGAGACAGAGTCGTAGTCAGCCCTCCATCTGGATACGGCTCTTCTTTATTAATCAGAAAGGTAATCCATGCGTACGCTTGTCAGATCAGTTGGTCGTGCGTCGCTCGGTGGCGAACCACTCCCGTCGCCGTTCAAAGCGTTTGAGAATAACCAAATCATTATTCGGCGTGCCGAAGTTTCGATGTTTGCAGGAGCGCCCGGAGCAGGAAAGTCCACGCTCGCACTTGCGCTAGCATTAAAGATGAAGGTACCTACGCTGTACATATCAGCAGATACCAATGCTCATACTATGGCTATGCGTTTAGCCTCTATGATCTCTGGCAAAAGCCAAGGTGATGTAGAGCAGATGTTAAAAAATGATATTGGGTGGACTAAGGCTACACTATCTAAGAGTAGTCACGTAGTATGGTCATTCGAATCTAGTCCTACATTGCAGGATATAGATGAGGAAGTCCAAGCATTCGAAGAGTTGTGGGGTTGTCCCCCAGTATGTATCATAGTAGATAACTTAATGGACGTAGCCACTGATGGTGGCGAAGAGTTCGCTTCAATGCGTGCTATTATGAAAGAGTTAAAGTACCTAGCCCGTGCTACTAACGCAGCAGTAATTGTATTACATCATACTTCTGAGGCGGTAGAAGGTAGACCATGCCAGCCACGCTCAGCGATTCAAGGTAAAGTATCCCAGTTGCCAGCATTAATCTGTACCCTAGGTGTTGTCGGTACTTCAATGGCTATAGCACCTGTAAAGAATAGATATGGCAGAGCAGATGCTCATGCTAATCTTATGACTTGGGTTGCATTCAATCCTGAGTACATGTTCGTTGAAGACATACCGGAGAATTCATGATAGTAGAACTGAGTAAAGAAGAAGTAAGAGTATGTACCATGCTTGCAACAGAGCGTTGGCTTATGAAGTTTGGTAGTGTTGACAGACCAAACTATGCACAAGGTAAGGCTAATGGTAGACTAGAGCACGAACTTACCGCTAGCATACGTGCTAACGTGGCTGAGTGGGCAGTTGCCAAGGCTAAGAATTTAGTGTGGAGTATGCCTTGGTATCCGAATGAATTGCATTCGCAACGTGCTCATCTACCTGATGTTGGTCATGCTATAGAGGTGCGTACTATACGTACGGCTAATGGTATCCCCTTCTGGGGTAAAGATGCAGGCAAGTGTGTGTATGGATGTATGGTATTAGATACAGAATACTATTCACAGGTAGAAATCTACGGTCATTTCTTTGCAGATGAATGCAGACGAGATGAATGGGTAGATCAATCTATTGGTGGATGGCGTGTACCTATCACAGAATTGAAATAAATATGACAACACGTAAGTCACACAAAGCAAGAGGAGCACACTTTGAAGTCGAAGTTAGAGACTGGTTTCGATCTCGTAAATTCTCAGCCGAAAGGCTGGCGAGGGCTGGAAAGAATGACGAGGGTGATGTTGTCATTCATGCGGACTTCCTCGGGAACATCGGAATCCTCGAATGTAAAGCACCCGGCGCTGGGAATAAGATCGACCTCTCTGGCTGGGGTAAAGAGGCAAGCGTTGAAGCAGGCAATTATGCGAAAGCAAGAGGCCTCTCCATCGAGTCCATCTTACCGGCCGTCGTCATCAAGGCGAGGGGTAAAGCAATAGCAGATGCCTACCTAGTGTTTAGGTTAGGTGATTTATTCGATGACTGATCTACCAAAAGTTAAGGCGGTGTTAGAGTATTATGGCGCAACAATTACTAGAGACTCCGGTCAAGTATATATCAAGTGTCCGTTCCACGACGACACGCACAAGTCAGGTTCAGCAAACCTTAACGAACAAATCTTTGTTTGTTTCGCATGTGGTATGTCGGGAAATAGTTTACAACTCATATGTAAAAGAGAAGGTGTAGATTTCAATGAAGCAAACAGCATCGCAGAAGGAATTGCTGGGGCTTGCAGCGGACAAGTACGCGGCAAACATCTCACTGGCTTACGACTACCTAAGAAGCAGGGGTATAACTCAAGAGGCAGCACGGCTGGCTCGATTCGGCGTAGTCGCGGAGCCTGAAACTGGACATGAGATGTTTACTGGTAGATTATCGATTCCGTATATTACTAAAACTGGCGTTGTTGATCTGCGGTTCCGCTCTCTTAATCCGGCTGTTGAACCTAAGTATATGAGTATGACTGGTGCAGAAACAAAGATGTATAACGTGCTCGATATCGATCGAGCCGGTGACTGGATAGGAGTATGTGAAGGTGAACTCGATACAATTACTTTATCTGCTTGTGTTGGCATTCCTTGTGTTGGCGTACCTGGGGCTAACAGTTGGAAGAAGCATTACACTAGGCTATTGGCAGACTTTGAAAGAGTCTTTATCTTTGCGGACGGCGATCAACCGGGCACGGAATTTGCTAGGTCGTTAGCACGCGAGTTGCCTGTTACCATAGTACAGTTCGCTGATGGTGAAGATGTTAACTCAGCCTATGTAAAGTATGGTGCAGATTATATTAGAGAGAAGGCTAAGATCAATGGATAAAGAGATACCTAAATGCCCTGAATGTGGATGGCATTTTAAGAATGTGTTCGAAGCGGTAGATCATTTGCTTGAAGATGATGATAATCCCTTTGATCCTGCGTTGATCTTGCCTAGCGGATTCTCATTGATGATAGGCTCATTGTTGCGTTGCCTATATGGACATGCACTTAAGGGTGAGACAGATACTATTAAAGAGATAGTTCAGTCCACCTACATGACATTGTATACAGCAGAAACCCATCCCGAATTAATAGGCGAGATGGTGCAAGACATAGTAATCAATACCGAGATGGCTGACTTCGATCAGGGACTACAAGAGTTATTAAAGGCAGAGGATGAGAATAGGGGATGAGGAAGTATGGCAAATATTAGAGTGGTTGAGAGGTTACGGGCTCAACTTGACGAAGGTTGGACGGAGCGAAGATACTCTGACGATAACGATAACGATCCCGTTGCTGAATTCGAAACTGTAGTCAACGAAACATTCCAAGAGTTAGAAGAGTTGTTGTTGCGTAAGCACCAAGACTATGGCACTAAGAATATTATGGATGCACCCGGTGGTGCGATCAATGGATTGCGTGTGCGAATGCACGATAAGTTAGCAAGGATTAATAACCTACATAGTAATGAACCAAACTTCGAGCCCCTTGAGGATTCATTCAAGGACATGGCTAACTATGCAATCATAGGATTGCTAGTCCTGAGAGGACAATGGGGTAAGTAATGAAGGTAATCGTATGTGTATCCGATCTTCAAGTACCGTATCATGATAAGCGTGCAGTAGCCAATCTTGCTAAGTTTATTAAGGCATTCAAGCCTGATGAGGTGGTATCAGTTGGCGATGAGATGGATATGCAGACGATATCTAAGTGGGCTAAGGGTACACCACTAGAGTTTGAGCGCAGCATAGGTAGAGATAGAGATGAGACAACACGTATCTTAGAATCTCTACAGGTAAGGCATATGATTAGATCGAATCATACTGATAGGTTATTCAATACAGTAATGATGAGAGCACCGGGCTTACTTGGATTGCCTGAATTAAATATTGAGAACTTCCTACGGTTGGACGACATAGGTACTACCTATCATCGCAACCCTTATCAACTTGCTCCCGGTTGGATTCTCCTACACGGGGACGAAGGATCAATGAATCCTACTGGGGGCATGACAGCCTTAGGCTTGGCTAAGAAGGCAGGCATGTCTGTAGTATGTGGACATACACACCGCATGGGCTTGACCCATTACACGCAGTCATACATGGGTGGTAAGCCTAAGATTGTATGGGGTATGGAAGTTGGCAATCTAATGTCATACAAGGATGCTAAGTATATCAAGGCTGGCTTATTTTCATGGCAGCAAGGCTTCGGTATCCTTTATGTTGATGGTAATGTAGTAACACCACACTTGATTCCTATCCAGAAGGATGGAAGTTTCGTAGTTAATGGCAAGGTGTGGGGTAAATGACAGAGTATCCTAATTGGTTTGCATCTTCTCAACCAAACTTTGAGAAACATTTATCGGCTTACAAAGGTAAGCCAGACTTAAAGTTTTTACAACTAGGTGTCTTTACTGGTGATGCTAGTATATGGATGCTTGATAACATTTTAACAGATGAGTCTTCATCTCTTACTGATGTTGATACTTGGGCTGGCTCGGATGAAGATGCTCATAAAGATATGGACTTTCATGACGTGTGGCAGACTTATTTATACAGGGTAAAAGATTATGAAAATGTTTATCCATCTAGATTGTCGACTGAACATTTCTTTAATGAACATCAAGATGATGGTGATTGGTGGTATGATTTTATATACATAGATGCTGACCACACAGCAGCAGGTGTAATAACTGACGCAATCTTAGGGTGGCAACATCTTAAGAGTGGTGGCATCATGGCGTTTGATGACTTTACTTGGGAGCATAAGGATGGGATGGTGTATATGCCATTCAGAGCAATAGACTTTTTCTGTTGGGCATTTCAGTTTAAGTCAGAAGTTATTGAGATGAACAACCAAGTATGGATAAGGAAACTATAATGATAGAGTGGTCGCGCATTGAACCTTGGGATTACATAGTAAAGGCTGTCGCCTCTGACTATCATAGGAAGTATGAGATAGTAGAGTATGATGATATACATCAGTCGTTGTACCAATGGTTCGTTGAGCACCCAAATAAGTTAGATGAATGGGAAGCGATAGGCGAGAAAGATGCTAAGAATCTTATCTATAAATCCTTACGCAATCAAGCGTTAGACTATTGTCAGAAGTGGAAAGCAAAGTTAAGTGGGTATGAAACATCAGACTTATTCTTTTACGAGGCTGATATGGTGGAAGCATTACTTCCTGCCGTCATACGAGGAGAGATGAACATCACTCAGGTATTAAATCTTGGTCGTCCGGGTCGTCCGTCTGCCCCATCAGAGGGTGGTAATCTTATGGCTATGTTAGTAGAGGTTGACTCAGCATACTGGCATCTAAGCAAGGACGATCGACGCTTATTGTTCTACCGATACGCTGAGTCAATGGACTTTGATGAGATCGCTACCGCTATGGAGATAGGCAGCGCAGATGCCGCACGTATGCGACACAAGCGTGCCATCAAGCGCATCATCAACAAGATAGGTGGGTTCAAACCCTATCGTGATGATGATTCTGAGCCGGTAGAAGGAGAAGAATCTAACTCCGCCGGATCAGACCATAGCAATTCACCAAACTCCTGATCGAAGTACTCACCCTCGGTCATGTTAGGGTGATCCTTCTTAAATAATTCTTTCTCGTCTGGTGTGAGATTATATAGTTCCATTATCCACCTGTCTTATAGAATCCGGTACCCTTAAAGTGTACAGCGGTACTATTCCATTGTCTAATCATGCTACCACCGCAACAAGTGGGGGCGATAGCCTCACTATGTAGGCTACGTTCTTGTTCAACAGTAGTGAAACAACTTGCACATTTATATTCATAGGTCGGCATCAGTATCGTCCTCATCTGGTGTCGGCGCAGTAGCAAGAGTGCCACATTGAGCGCACTCCATATCTAAGAAGTACATACCTACTGCCTTCTCTTCCTCATCCCACTTAACTAAGACACGCCATACATCACAGCCACATGGACATACAGTGGTAGCAGTACCACGTATATCCATAGCGTTCTCATAGTCAGTGGGTCGTAACTGATGTATACTTATTTCATCACCCATTAGTACCACTTCTTTCTTTGCCAGTGTTTCCATGCGTTGCATGGTGTGTCGTAGCGATAGTAGATATAGGACAATCCTCTATCTATTTGTTGTGCTGCCGATAGGGAGTTATCTAACTTCAACATCTGTGGTATACCAAAGGCAGTACTGTGTTTGTTCTTAGCCTTAGGATTCCACGCAGATTCCTTACCCCATAGCCTGCTTAGGCAGGTCATTTGCTTGCTTGCCCACACTACTAGTCGGTCATTAGCATAGGCTAGGCTATCTTGCTTAGTCCAAGCATGTTGCTTATGTTCAACAGGCTTAGGCCCTAAGGCAGGGGTAGCAACTAACAATAAGGCTAACGTTGCTAGCGGTATCAGATACATGCGTTTCATTTAACCTCCAATGCCCTTACTTTATTAGCAAAGGATACTGTATTTCGTAGGGAAGTATTATGAAGTGGCACTTTAGCAAGAAGCAATCGCTCACCTGCCATAGTACCACCCCATACACCGTGCTCCAAGTTAACAGGTAGCATACCTAATTGCTTACACTCCTGTTGAACAGGGCAGTTACCACAGATTTTGATTGCTCTTAATGTATTGTCAATCATCTTGTTGGCTACTGCCTTCTTAGGTGCACCAGCACCAACCTGATCTAGAGTATCCGAAAACCATAGGTCAGGTTCGGGATGGTCCGTACATATTCCTATCATATCATCACTCCTATCAGGTATATAATTGGTAGCGTAATTGCTATCGCACTTGGTGGAGCACCACCGAGGAACATCATCCCCGATAATCCAAGGGCGCACCCCACCAAGATTGATTTATCTTTCATCCGGTATTTCTCGTACGATTGTAGCGTATGCTACATAGTAGCCAAGATCGGTATCAGTAAGTGCTTCATGTAGTACCTCATGGAATCTGTCGGCACTCACATACTGATACTTATCTCGCTTCAATTCAAATCGTACATCATAGATGATAGTGTTATAGATCGCTTCCTCATCCAAGAGGCTTACCTCTTGAATCAGTAAGGAACCACTCATCTATAGTGATACTGCCATGTGTGTCGGATAAGTCCGTTCTCACCATGTCTATTGCGGTATCAACATCAATGTCGTCAGGAAAATCTGACGTGTCATAGGTTACAGCGAATGACGCTATAATATGTGGAGGTATAGGAGCAAAAGTTTTCTTAGGGAATGGGATCACGTTGTTCTTAGGAAATCCAAACTGGCTTGACATATCCGTCAAGTCGTGAGTGTGTAGTGACTAAGCCCTTCTCTCCTGTCAGGTGTTGGTACTTACCATTACCTAGTGAGATCCATAGTGAAGTATCCTTGAATCTATCTTGTCCTTTGATAGCCTTAACAATTGTACCCTTAGCATAATAAGTAGGGTCTAAGAGTTCTGCTAACTCTAATAGTTCTTGCTCATGATCGCAAGTTTCTGACGCTAGATAGCGTAGGTTACTTGCGACTTCTTGTATAGTATTCATATCGTCCTTTCGATAATCAGTAGGCATTGTTGCTTACTGAAAGTTAGTGAGTAGTTTATACTCATACTCAGGAGTATTAGAGAGGGACTCTAATTCTAGTAGCCATATGATCTTACATTGACTTCATCATGCCATGCCTTGTCAGGATTCCAACACATACATACTTCTTTATCTGTGCCACACTCGAAGCATGACTCACAGTATATACAGTAGTACGGGTCAATAAACATATCACCTATGCCCATACACCAAGGACATTGAGTGTCGATCGGTAACGCATCATGCTCTACCGCTATCGCATAGTCGTCTGTGTAATCATCCTTCCATGCGGAATCCTTGTATGTAGTGGCTGAGTAGTAGGTAGTAGGGTATGTCTTAGGTACATGGTTCTGATTACTCCACCATACACCGCTATCATCCCACTTACCTGCCTTCTCGTTGATCAGATACATATCATACTGAGCAGTAGGGTCTACTGATAGTACGCATATCTTGCTACCACCTGCCCACTTACCAATTATATCCATGACATTAGGGTCATTGAGCGCAGACACACCACCCATATTAGGTAGCGTATCCTCAGCAAAAATGCGCGTGTCGCTACGCTTATCGCCCACCTCAATATCTATATCAAGCATACCATTGTGTGCTAGGTATGTCAAATCGCTACCACCTACCTTGAAGGGGTGGCAATTCACCTCGTTCTTTACACCATGCGTAGCATATCTAGCGTGCCACATAGCATAACTATCAGGGTATCTTGCCCTCACTTCTAAAAACTCCTTGATAATTTTCTTAGCAGACATACCTCTATTGGATATGATCTTATCACCAGCAATCACAGCATAGCCGAAGCCATGCGGATTATTACACGCACCAGCGTGCAAGTCCTTGCTATCTGGTGTGCTATTAGGATTACATACTACTAATAAACACATACTCTCCCTCTCTCTTTAAGCATTTATCATTACTCTATTCTTAATGTTCACCGTTCTACACTTAGGCATACGGTCGTACAGTTCAGGATAGATTCCATTGTTATCAGATACCCACTCGTAGAACATATCCCACGATAGCATACCAGCGACAACATCTCTTGTGTTGAGTAGCCTAGTGTACTCTACACCAGCGTGTGCCAGATCTAAGCACGCAAGGATACCCTTCTTGTTGAGCGTACCTCTAAAGAATCTCAACTCTATTGTGTGTTCGTTATTCGTATTGACAGCCGACCCTCTTGTCGAACCTCGCCTATTGAAAGTGTGAGGTCTGCTAGGTACATAGTCTAACTTGTGAGCGTATGATCTGAACGGTCTATCGTACTCATCATACTTCCATACATCTTGGAAGGTAGCATAGTCCTCAGACTTGCGACCTGCGAACTTCATCATCATCTCAGGGTTACGGTATATGAATTGTAAGAACCTGTGAAGGTGTGCCCCATTACTAAATCCTTTACGACTTAGATGTATATGTAGCCCACATGAAGCCTCACTATCCCACGATCTAAAGTTATAGTCAGCACGCAACCTCTCTATCGTATCCCAATAGGGGTCTAGGTTCGCACCTCGCAATTCATTGTGTGCTATTGGGTGCGTTACTATCTCGAACCCTCTACTTACTGAGCCATCTTGCTTCAAGTAGGCTAGGTTATTCTCTTGCTCTAATATATTGGAAGCGTAAGCGGAAGCCTCATCTTGATTGTGCCATTGTGTATCTGCTTCCAACTCCCAACCCATATAGAGTGAGTGCTTATCCTTGCCTAAGAATATAGGGTCAGGCTTGTAAGAATACTGGTGTACAGAAGCACCCTCTCCACCTTCACGCCTACGGTATTCCTCACACCGATCTCTTGCCTCTTCCCACTCATCACAGTACTCGCACCAATCAGCAACTGCGTTAATGCAATCCTCGCAGTAATCGCTACCATTAAAGTAATGCGAGCCTACATAATTGGAATCATAGTACTCATTACACTCATTACAATAGAACGCGTGATTATCTCTGCAACTCTCACACCATATAGTGTTGCCGTTGATTACATACGAATCGTTACTGCTAGTGGTACTATCGCACCGTTCGCAGAATCTCGAACACTCATCACAAATAGGCGCATCATTGTACTCGCCACCTTCTTGCTCTGAGTCATACTCACCGCCACACTCATTACACTCAACCATTGTGTTCTCCATATCCTCACCCCCTTCCACTTTACTCTCTGTCATATTCTATTCTCCTATCTTATCGTTGCTGTACCATAAGTACCACTTAACTGCCGTTAAAACTTCCGTTGGAACATCTTTCATAATCTCTCTTGCTGTATTACTTGTCATCTATTCTCCTATCTTGGCTAGCATAGATTCCAGTATAGCATTACTTAACTTAGAACGCAAATCCTCAACCTCGATCGCGTGTCCTTCGTATCTGTTGCGTAGCGTTGCGCTGTTCGCGTATTCCGCTAGTGCCGTTCTAATAATCTCGCTCTCATCTCTGGTAAGTTCCAGATTCATTTACCCTCTCTCTCGCAGGGACACCATGCCCCTAAGTTTAATTTACCACACTCAGGACAATTCCAAAACTTGCCCTTCAATGGGTCAATCTCACTCATACAAGCCCAGCAATCCTACGCCTTGCTTGCCATAATTGCCGTTCCAATACTATGTTGCGCCTAATGGCTATTAAGTTCAGCGTTCCGCTTGCTACTAGCGCGATTATTACCGCGATTATATCCCACTCTGTCATGCTAAACCTACCAATCTTGTGCGCTTGGTGGCAGGTTGCCACTTTACCGATCTTGCCCACTCTTGGAAGGCTTGCGCCTTCTCCTCGCGTTCTGCTTGCTTGATCTGCTCTCTTGCAATAGCGAGCAGGTTCTCTACTCTGTCCATGCGTTCCCTCTCTCTTGTCTAGGTATTATCCTAGCACATGACCTAACACTATGTCAAGCCGTGTCTGCTGATGGGATTGCACCATCATTCCCCCACTAGGGGCAGACTACCACTCTAAACATATAGATTGGTGTAGCCGTTCTCCTTCTCCCATGCTAGTTGTTGCTCTCTAAATTGTGCGCGTCGTTCTGCTAGTGCTTGCTCATGTGCGTAGCGTTCCTCGCGTTTGGCGTGTTCGCGTAGTAATGCTATCGCTTGCTCATTACTTATGAGCGACGGCGTAGCCTTGCGCTTAGCCTTAGCCTTAGCCTTAGCCTTGATCTCTCGCGTGTCTGCCATTGGCAAACCTCGCGACTTATCCGGCTTAGGATAGTTACCCTTACTAGGAACTACTACATACCATGAGCCCGCGTAGGGGCTCGCCATGTTCTATTCTCCTTCTCTCTCGTAATGGTTGAACTATACCACATCTTTACCATGTTGTCAAGTAGGCTAGGGATTAGGGATAATCCCGAACTAGCGACTAGTTCTTATCTAGGGGCGTTAATCCCTAAACCCTTCTACGATCTAACAAGGATAAGACTACACCATGAAACGAGAGAGCGCAAGAGGACAAATCGGACAAGTCGGACATTGACCATGTGATCTCCGTCACACCAAACAAGTAAGGACAAAAGGTACAAATCGGACATTGTGGATTATAGCATAGGTTGATGATCTTGTCAATAGAACAGATGTTCTAATTGGTAGAGATATAGTTATCCACAGGATATCCACAGTTGTGGACAAGTTGTGGACAAAGTGGGGGAGTTATCCACAGGCTAGGCAGACAGTCGGACATCCCAGACATATCGGTATATTTATATTTAATATATAACAATAGCCCCCTAATGGGGCAAATCGGACATCTACTACGCCAATAGGACATAGAGAACATAGTATGACAAAACGGACATC